ATAGACTTGGCATGGGTAATGAGGATGAGTATTTTTGGAAGACAGCAAAAGAAAGGGATAGCAACCCCTTAAAAAGTTCTGTTCAACCTAATCAGGAACCAACAGATGGCTAACAACCCAAACTCAGATAGGAATGCAAATTATATGAAAGAAACATGGGGAACAACTAATTTGATTACAGATTATTGGTCAAATCCAGAACCAAAGCAAGAAATGCTTCGTGAGATTGCAAATGATAGTCTTACTCCAAAGAAGCATGATTTGAAGAAGCAATCAGAACTGCATGAAAGAATTCGCAATGATCAAGATTATGATGACTGGGAGTATGGCACGGAACCCATTCCATTAAATGAATTTTAGTGTAATAAATAATGAGAGTATTCTTATATAAACGTGCCTGTAGAAAGAGTCACCAAAGGGTTTAAAGACATAAGCGCCTCTTTCCAGGTAAATCCATTAAATTTTGATTTAATTGGATTGAAAAATGAAAGTGCTATTGCTAGGTCTATTCGTAACTTAGTTATGACACAAAGAGGGGATAGACCATTTGCTCCAACTTTAGGGTCAGGGGCATATGGTCTCCTCTTTGAGACTGTTGATGATATGACAGCATCTGTTATTCGTGATGAAATAATTCAAGTCATTGAAACCTATGAACCAAGGGTAGATTTAATTGATGTAGATGTGATCTCTATTCCTGATGAGAATGCTATGAATGTGAGAGTACAATATCTTATTGTAGGAATTGATACTCCCACACAACAACTCACCTTTGCATTACAACCCACTAGGTAAATGCCTTTAGTAAATTTTAGCAACTTAGACTTTGATCAGATAAAGACTTCCATTCAGGATTACCTGAGAGCGAATTCTAATTTTACTGATTATGATTATGAAGGGTCTAATCTTTCCACTATTATAGATGTGTTAGCATATAACACATACATCACCGCATATAACACCAATATGGTGACAAATGAGGTGTTCATTGATAGTGCCACTTTAAGGGAAAATGTTGTTTCTCTTGCAAGAAATATTGGATATGTTGCTAGATCTAGAAAGGCAGCAAAAGCAACAGTTTCTTTCTTTGTAGATGCATCAGATACTAGTGCAGTTACTCTGACACTTAAGGCAGGACTAGTACTCACATCATCAAGTAGATTTGGAAACACTAGTTTTATTTTCTCAATTCCATCAGACATTACAGTTCCTGTAGATTCCACAGGAACAGCATACTTTAATGATATTGATGTCTATGAGGGCGCTTTTATACAACAAACATTCACAGTAAGTTCTAGGAATCCAAATCAAAAATTTATTTTAAATAACTCAGGAATTGATACATCATTAATCACTGTTAATGTAAAAGAGTCATCAACATCTACTATTCAAAGAAAATACAGACGGTCTGATAGTTTGTTTGATATTACTTCTGCATCCACCGTATACTTCCTCCAAGAGGTCTCTGATGAGAGATATGAGCTCTTGTTTGGAGATGGTGTATTTGGTGTTAAATTGGAAGAACCAAATCTCATTGTAGCAAATTACATTGTTTGCAATGGTGAAGAAGGAAATAATATATCCAACTTCTCATTCTCTGGATTATTAGTAGATAATAATGGCACAGCAATTACTAGTGGCATATCAATTGTTACTACCAATCAATCATCTTATGGTGGAAAGGAAATTGAGTCTGTAAGTTCCATTAAAAAGTATGCTACTCAAATCTATGCTTCTCAGAATAGAGCAGTAACAGCATCTGATTATGAAGCGATCATTCCAAGCATTTATGCAGAAACAGAATCAGTTTCAGCATTTGGTGGTGAAGAGTTAACTCCTCCTGCATATGGTAAGGTTTTCATCAGTATCAAACCTTATAATGGTGTATTTCTTTCCTCTGCCATTAAGAGCAATATTCAAAATGCTTTAAAGAAATATTCTGTAGCAGGTATTGTTCCTGAGATTGTAGATCTGAAATATTTGTACATAGAGGCAAATTGCAGTGTATACTACAATACAAATCTTACATCATCAGCTGCTCTAGTAAAGACTACTGTATTAGAAAATATTGTAAATTATTCAAATTCAACTCAATTAAATAAGTTTGGTGCTAGATTTAAATATAGCAAATTTTTAAAGATTATTGATGACAGTGATGAATCAATAACTTCTAATGTTACGGTGATTGATATCAGAAGAGATATGGAAGCAAAACTTAACCAGTTTGCTGAATATGAAATTTGTTATGGCAATAGACTCCACATCAAAAACACATCTGGATACAATATTAAGTCATCTGGATTTAGAGTGAGTGGAATTAATGATACAGTATATCTTGCAGATATACCTAATAGCGATTTTAAAACTGGATCCTTGTTTTTGTTCAAATTAAATTCTCCAACAGATCCAGTTGTAATGAAGAAAGATATTGGTATTATTGATTATATAAAGGGAGAAATCAAACTAAATCCCATCAATATTATTTCTACTTCAGTGAATAGAGGGTCACCTTTGATTGAGATTTCTGCATCCCCTTATTCCAATGATGTGATTGGATTACAGGATCTTTATTTGCAGCTAGATAATAGTAATGTAACTATTAATATGATTTCTGACAAGATTGCTTCAGGAAATGAAACTTCAGGAAGCAATTATACAGTATCTTCCAGTTATTCAAACGGATCCCTTACAAGATAACAAAGAATGGCAGTAAATAGAGTCAAGTTTCAGGATATTGTTGCTAGTCAATTACCTTCTTTTGTGAGGGATGACTTTCCACTTCTTACGGAATTCTTACAGCAATACTATATTTCCCAGGAACAGCAAGGCGGCGTATTTGATTTAGTACAAAATCTTGACCAATATGTCAAGGTTGATGAGTTATTCAACCTTAAAAATTCCACCGTCTTATTATCTGACATATCTTATAATAATACTACAATTGACACTTCTGCAAATACGAATTTTACTGAGGGATTTCCAGAAAAGAATGGATTGATAAAGATTGATGATGAAATTATTAGATACGAATATAAGACTGATTTTTCTTTTGTAAATTGTTCAAGAGGATTTAGCGGAATTACCTCTTATATCGGTTCTAATACTCCAGATGAACTGGTATTCAGTTCCTCAGAAGTGGCTGAGCACGCTTCTGGAGCTACGATTTACAATTTAAATATACTTTTCCTTCAGCAATTTTTTAAAAAGTTAAAGAATCAATTTGCTCCTGGATTCACAGAAAGAGCATTTTATTCAGGATTAGATCAAAGAAATTTTGTATTCAATGCAGATAGTTTTTACAAATCAAAAGGAACTGATCAATCCTTTGAGATTCTCTTCAGAGCACTTTATGGTGAAGATGTTCAAGTCATCAAGCCATCAGAGTACTTACTGCGCCCATCTAATGCAGACTACAAGATCACTCAAGACTTTGTAGTTGAAGAAGTCTCAGGAAATCCTTTAGATCTTCAAAATTTAACTCTGTTTCAAGATTCTACAGGAGCTAGAGGTTCTGTAACTAATGTAGAACAAATTCAATATGATCAAGGACAGTATTATCAATTATCCATAGACTATGGATACCAAAGGGATGTAAATGTAACAGGAACTGTCTTTAGTGAATTTGAAGCAAATCCACAAACAAAAATCTTAAATACTGTTTCAATAGGGTCTACAATCATAGATGTTGACTCGACTGTTGGATTTGCAAAAACTGGAAACTTGATTGCAAAGGATGTAGATAATAATTTAATTACCATTCAGTACTTAGATAAGAATGATAACCAATTCTTGAATGTCAGTGGTTTAACTGCTTCTCTACAAAAAGCATCTAATGTCAGATTTGATGACTATTCATATGCTTATACTGGCATTAATACATCAAATCAGATAAGGGTAAGAATAACATCAACATTAAAATCTATTAATTTTGATGATGAGAACTATTATTATAAAAAAGGAGATGGTATCATCATTAAATCTCTGGGTATTGAGGATGATTCTGAAAAATCTGCAAATTGGTTATTGAATGTAAAAACAAAATGGTCAATTCAAAGAGTCAGTGTTGTAGATATTACAGAAAGAATTTATGAATTTGAAACATATGATGAACATTTTTTAAATGATGGATACTCCATTATTGCAAAAGACGTAACAGTCAATAGTGAGGTCTTAGGAAATGTAGTTGCAGTCAGATCTTCTACCACTTTCACCGCAAAACTTTCATCGCCAATCACCATTCAAAATAGTTTTGAAGTTGAAAATCAACCTCTCAAGGGAAAATCTACAAATTATCCACAATTAAGTAGATATTTTGCAAATATTCAAAATACATATTCAAATTTTGATGGCGATTTAATAGTTTCATCCAATTCTATTCCAAATTATTCAGTTTCATCAGATCCATATAGTAAAATTGTCAGATTCAGTGGAACTTTTTCACATGATCAGGTAATTACTTTAACCACAAACACTGATCATGGTTTCTATACTGGAGATTCTGTCTGGTATAAACCATTTGTTCAAGTTACTACTGTAATAACTCCTGATGGAAATAGCATTTCTACTGAGACAGAAAGCAAATTTGAAGATTTAGATGCTGGAATATTTTATATTAAAAGATTAAACTCAACTCAAGTGAGCATATCCAGAAGCAAATCGGATTTGTTCTCTGGAAATTATGTAACGCTCAATGGCACAGTAACTAATAATGAATTTATTTACTATAATTTCTATCAAAAGTCTGTTCAACCACAAAAGATTTACAGAAGAATTTCATCTCCAGTAAACAAAAGTGGATCCTTTGAAACAAAGGCAGGTTTTAGTGGCATCTTAATAAATGGCGTTGAAGTATTAAACTATAAATCTACAGATACCATAACATATGGTGATATAAGATCCTTTGATATACAAAGAGGAGGTCAGAACTATGACGTCATTAATCCTCCTCTTTTACAAATTGATGATGAGAATGGATCTGGGGCAGCAGGGGATTGTTGTGTAACTGGAAACTTAAAAAGAATTGATATTCTTGATACTGGTTTTGATTATATTGGCAAACCAGAAGTCAAGATAAGTGGTGGAAATGGTAAAGGTGCCTCAGCAGAAGTTAAACTGTCTTCTATTATTCACACATCTTCATTTTTGGCAAATTCATCCAGTTCAGTTAATGTATCTGCAGATACCATTGGATTTAGTACCTATCATAAATTTGCTCAGAATGAGAGAGTAATTTATGATGCAGGAAATGAAACAAAGGTTGGAGGTCTTTCTACAGATGCATCTTATTATGTTGGTGTTGTAGATACATATACAATTAAACTTTATAAGAATTCAGCAGACTCTAGCGTTGGAATTAATACTGTTAATTTGACTTCAATAGGATCTGGAGTTCAAAATATAAGATCCACAACTAGAAAGAATATTGTAACTGATGTTGTAGTTATAAATTCTGGAAGTGGGTATCAAAACAAAAAAAGAACTATTCCAACATCTGGAGTAAGCACTTCACTCAATCAATTTAAAATCCCCAATCATGAATATCAGTCAAAAGAGATTGTAAGATATTCTGGAACTAGTGTTAGTGGACTTTCTTCTACCAAAGATTATTATGTTGTTAAAGTAGATGACAACGCATTCTCTCTTTCTGAAGTTGGTGTTGGTTCTACTGCCACAGACTATTATTATAATAATAATATTTTAGTTAACATTGAAAGTGAAGGGACTGGTTCATTTAACTATAAACCAATTACTGTAACTATAGAGGGGAACATTGGAGTTTCTACTAGTGGTCAGGATCTTTCTTGTAGAGTTCAACCAATATTCAGAGGTTCTATTGAATCTATAGATTTAACATCTTTTGGATCTGAATATGGATCTTCAGAAGTTATTAATTTTAATAGACAACCAGATAT